AGGACAAGTCCTTCCCGCTGAAGCATTACGTCATGGTGCGGGCCAACAGCGGCAACACCAAGGCCATCTGCATCGGAAACTCCGATTGCAAGAATACCGGCCTTATCCTGGCCGCCGGCGAGCAAACCTCGCCCATCCCCATCGACAACCTCAACAAGTTGTGGGTGGCTTCGACCGAGGGCGACCAGGGCTACTCCTGGATCGCTCTGTAACCCTCGCCCGGAGAATAGCTGTGGACGTAGTGAAAGAATCTGTCAGCGATATGTTCTTCGGGCACACGTCCGTGGGAACAACCACGAAGAAGATCGTACCGCAGAAGTTCCCGGTCCAGAAGGGCATTCTGTTACGCGCCCCCGGTGCTGGAGATCCGGTGCCTAATGCCCGTCCCGTCTGGATTGGCGGGTGTGGCGTAGCAGCCGATTCTTCGGCAACAGGTGGCGTGCCGCTTTGCCCCGGCGAGTCGATGTTCATTCCCTTGGAAGACCCGACGAGACTCCATGCTGTCTCGACGGCCGAAGGTCAAGACCTTGCGTGGATGGCGGTATAGTCGTGAGCACGTTCTATCACTCTTCACAATCTGGCGGCGGCCCGCCCGGCCCACCCGGCGCAAAGGGCGACAAGGGTGACCGAGGCCCTGGCGTCTTGAATTGGCGCGGTGATTGGAGCGTTACAGAAGCCTACGAGCCAAACGATGCCGTAGCGTTCGACGGCTCTGCGTACATCTGCCTGGAAGCCCACACGGGTTCGCAACCGCCGTCCGTGAAGTGGAACCTGCTTGCCAGCCGTGGAGGCCAAGGCATCCAGGGAGTTGCCGGGGACAAAGGCGACAAGGGCGATAAGGGCGACAAAGGCGATCGTGGTTTTCAAGGAGTGCCGGGGGAACGGGGCCAGCAAGGAGTGCCCGGCGCACGAGGAGTGCCTGGAGAGAAGGGCGACGAGGGTGACAAAGGCGATCCCGGCCTCGTGTGGCGCGGCGCGTGGGACAGCATGACCCCGTATGTACCGGGCGATGCCGTTCAGCATGACGGCTCGTGCTACATCTCGGTCTCTCCGAGCACCGGGTCCGAACCTCCTTCGTCGAACTGGGGTTTGATGGTCGCCGAGGGCGAGCCGGGAGTGCCGGGGGCACAAGGTAACGATGGAATACCTGGCCTTAACTGGAAGGGCGAGTGGAACGACATCACGGCATACGAACGCAATGACGTTGTATTCTTCAACGGTTCGTCCTATGTTGCGGTTGCTGACAATACTGACGATGCCCCGCCATCAGCCAATTGGAATATGTTGGCCCAACAGGGAAGTGATACCGGCGTGCCCGGCCCTGTCGGCATCACCTGGCGGGGAACGTGGTCAAGCGCCACAGCTTATGCCTTGCGTGATGGTGTCACGTTCGACGGGACTTCCTACATCTGCACGCAAGCCCACACGAATCATCAGCCGCCAAACGCGAGTTACTGGGACGTGTTGGCCGCCGAGGGAGGCACCGGTGGAAATAGCCCCTTAACTTTGACGAATGGCGATTCCGTGAACCTTGACGGATGCCAAGTAGTTTGCAGTTTCGGATCGGGCAGTTGTAAGCGCGCGAAAGCCGATGCCTTGGCAACGGCGACAGCCATCGGTCTCGCGGCCGTAGGAACCAATCCTCCGTTGTCTTTGATGTCGGTGTTGGTCAGCGGGCCTGTAACGGCGACAACTGCACAATGGGATGCCGTGACAGGGCAGAGTGGCGGCCTTACGGCTGGTGCGGTGTATCACCTGTCAAATGGCACCGCCGGTTGGTTGACAACATCGGTTCCAAGCACGGAGGATCATTTCGTCGTGCGGATTGGAGTCGCACTCAGTTCGACGACAATGTTGCTTCAGATTCAACCTCCGATCCAACTGTAGGATTGCCTCATGGCGGCGAAAAGACCACTTGTTCTTAACGGCGGGCTGACCCAGCGGTTGAAGGCGCAAGACGCTTTGAGCCTTTGTGATTATCCATCCTGGTCGGTCAACAGCAACGCTTGGCAGCAGACCCGGAAGGCATTTTACGGTTGGTGGGGTCGCGCGTATCCGCAGTCGTCTCTATCCACGTACACGTTTGGCAGTTTAGCCGGTGCAACTAAGTGGTACGGCGGCGTCTTGGCTCCAAACGGGATGATCTACGGGATTCCGTATACCAGCGCTTCGGTGCTGAAGATCGACCCGACCACGGATACGGTGACGACGTTTGGCAGCCTCACCGGGACGAGCAAGTGGGGCGGTGGCGTCTTGGCTCCAAACGGAATGATCTACGGGATTCCACTCGATAGCACGACTGTGCTGAAGATCGACCCGGCCACGGATACGGTGACGACGTTTGGCAGCCTATCTGGGACAAGCAAGTGGGTCGGCGGTATCTTGGCTCCGAACGGAATGATCTACGGGATTCCGCGCGGGAGTACGGCGGTGTTGAAGGTCGACCCGACCACGGACACAATCACGACGTTCGGAAGCCTCACTGGGACGGACAACTGGATCGGCGGCGTCTTGGCTCCAAACGGGATGATCTACGGCATTCCGTATGCCAGCACTTCGGTGCTGAAGATCGACCCGACCACGGATGCGGTGACGACGTTTGGCAGCCTATCCGGGACAGGCAAGTGGTACGGCGGCGTCTTGGCGCCAAACGGGATGATCTACGGGATTCCGATAGACAGTACGACTGTACTGAAGATCGACCCGCCCACGGATACGGTGACGACGTTTGGCAGCCTATCCGGGACAGGCAAGTGGTGCGGCGGTGTCTTGGCTCCAAACGGAATGATCTACGGGATACCGCGCACGAGTACGACGGTGTTGAAGATCGACCCGACCACGGATACGGCGACGACGTTCGGTAGCCTCACTGGGACGGACAAGTGGCTCGGTGGCGTCTTGGCTCCAAACGGAGTGATCTACGGGATTCCATTCAGTAGCACGACTGTGCTGAAGAGCGGAGTACCATACGACGATACGCAGTTGGACTTCTGTTTGTCTCGCTTCTTCAACAAGTTCTGAAGGTTAGGAGTCAGAGAGCTGGCAATGGCACTAAACTTCGACTACTACGGCAAGCAGGACGGCGACACGCCGGCCGAGAGGGTCGCGGAGGCGTCCGAGTACTTCGCCAATCGTCTCCATGAGACGGCTTGGACCGACGCCAGTGATGCTGTCCGCGAGAAGGCCCTGATCGCTGCCCGAGGGATCATCGACGCCCTGAACTTCAAGGGCATCAAGCACAGCGTTTATACGCTCTGTGGCTCCTCGGACACCAGCGGCCTCGCCCAGGAGGATATTCGAGCCGCCGAGGCGAGTCAGCCGTTGGAGTTTCCGCGCGGCGACGACACGGAAGTCCCCGAGGCCATCCGCATCGCCGAGTACGAGAATTCCTATGCGGTGCTGGATGGCAAAGACCCTGAGTTGGAGTTGGAGAATCTGGCCATCAGTGCGATGGGCTATGGGGCAATGAAGACGAGCTACGAGCGGTCGCAATTGCCCATCGAGCACATCATCAATATGGTGCCGAGTTCTGTCGCGTGGCGGCTGCTCAAGCCTTTTTTGCGCGACTCGGACGCCTTGAAATTGTCACGACTGAGCTAGGCAAGTGTCCTGGCTCCCTTTCAGCGGCACTTTCGCCGGGCCAGACGCCACCAAAACCGAATAGGTGGACGGTCTGCTATCTGTTCCATTCGGGTCGAGGAATGTTCGCATGTTTCGATCTCTGTATTTGTCTCGTCCGTGGATGTCGTGCTTTGAGGGTGAGGGCGGCGCTGGTGACGGTAGCGGGGCCGGCGCAGGTGCGGGCGCGGGTGCCGCTGCGGGGGCTGGCGCGAGCGCGGCCGCGGGTGCCGCTACCGCAGGCGGCGAGACGCGATTCACCCAGGAAGACCTGAACCGATTCCTGGCAGAAGACCGCCGCAAGCACCAGCTCCAGTTGCAGAAAATGGAATCGCAGTTGAACGAACTGGCGAAGAGCAAGAGCCTGACGGAGCAGGAGCGCCAGACCCTCAAGGAGAACCTGGACGCCATCGCCGGTCAGTTGCGCACGAAAGAGCAGCAGGCGACCTTGGAGAAGCGCCAGTTGGAGGAGCAGTATCAGGCGAAGATCGAGGAGGCCGAGAAGAAGACGGAGGTGTGGGAAGCCCTGTTCCGGGACTCCACCATCGAGCGCTCACTGCAAGACGCTGCCGTGAAGCACGAGGCGTTCAACCCCGCGCAGGTCGTCACGCAACTGCGGCCGTGGACGCGAGTGATCGAAGTCATGGACGAGAAGACCGGCAAACCTACCGGCAAGTACAAGCCGGTGGTGGACATGCCCGACGTGGATGCGACGACCAACGAGCAAGTGATCATGAACCGTTCGCCCGAGGAGGCGGTGAAGCGCATGAAGGAGATGCCCGAGCAATGGGGCAACCTCTTCAGGTCAAACGTCGTGTCGGGCATCGGTTCGAGTTCGGCCACCGGCGGCCTCATGCCGGGTTACAACGGCAAGGTCGACGTGCGGAAGCTGACTCCGCAGCAGTATCGAGAGATTCGAGCCAAGAACCCTGAATTGCTCGGTCTCGCCCCCAAGGGCCGCTAACACCTCTCAGGGGTCCGGTGAAAGGTCGCTCCGGCGGCTGACTTGTCATGGTGACTTGCAGCGCCTTCGAGCAGAATCAATCCATCAGCTTTGGAGAACAACGATGAACCGTTTGTACCTCAGCCAGCCCTTTGTGGCTTGCTACGAAAACAACCTGGACGCCTACATCCCCGAGTTGTGGGCGCAAGAGGGCCTGGCCATCCTCGAAGAGAACATGGTCATGGCGAACCTCGTCCACCGCGACTTTGAGAACGAGGTCGCCAAGTTCGGCGACGTGGTGAACACCCGGAAGCCCGGCGATTTCAAGATTCGCCGGAAGACGGACGGCACCCCGCTGTCCCAGCAGGACGCCACTGCGACCAACGTGCAAGTGCCGTTGGACCAGTGGTTCTACGAGTCCTTCGTGATCCGCGACGGCGAAGGCAGCAAGTCCTTCCAGGAGTTGAAGGACATCTACCTCCAGCCCGCGATGCTGTCGATCGCGCGTGGCATCGACCGCGCCCTGTTGGGCCGGGTCCACGCCTACTTCGGCAACAAGATTGGTCGGCTCGGTGCCCTCAGCGCCTCGACCGCAAAGGACTACGTGCTGGATGCCCGCGAGAAGCTGAACGTCAACAAGGCCCCGATGGACGGCCGCCGGCTGGTCATGTCTCCCACGGCGGAGACCGCCATGCTCAAGACCGAACTGTTCATCGCCGCCCAACAGCGTGGCGACGGCGGAACGGCCTTGCAGAACGCCACCCTGGGACGCATCCTCGGCCTCGACACCTTCATGTGCCAGAACGTCAACTGCGTGCTCTCCGGCACGGACCACGACCTGACCGGCGCGGTCAACAACGCCGGCGGCTACGCGGCTGGGGAGGCCGGGCAGTTGAGCGTGGACGGCATCACCGGGGCCTGGGCCACGGGTGAGTTCGTCAACGTGGCCGGCAACGACCAGCCGACCTACATCTCGGCCCATCACGAGACGGGCGGGAACACCGATGGCGTCACCCTGAACGAGCCGCTGAAGTATGCCGTGGCGAACGACGCCGCCCTCACGCGCGTCAAGGCGTGCGCCGTCAACGGCGCGTATCCCGCCGGCTACAGCAAGGCCGTCACGGTAGACGGCTACCCCGCCGGCACGGCACCGCAGATCGGCCAGTTGCTCGCCTTTGGCACCGGTGCGAACCGCCACACCTACACGGTGATCGAGTCAGAAGACGCCGGCGCGACCTGCACGATCTACCTGGACCGGCCGCTGGAGAAGGCCCTCGCCAACGACGATGCGGCGTTCCCCGGCCCGACCGGCTCGCTGAACCTGGCGTTCCACCGGGACGCCCTGGCGCTGGTCACCCGGCCGCTGGCCCTGCCGGACAGCCGGATGGGCGTGATGGCCGCCGTGGTCCCCCACAACGGGATCGGGATGCGCGTCTTGATGCAGTACGACATCAACGCGGGCGGGACCGTCGTGAACTGCGACATCCTGGCTGGCGTGGCCGTGCTGCAAAGCGGCCTCTGCGTCCCCATGCTCGGCTAACCCTGTCTGTCCCAAGCGAGTTGCGGTCGCCCGTCCGGGATTGCTTGGAAAAGACCCGGACGGGCGGCCTTTCTACCATCAACTGCGCCGCCGGGCGGACGGAGTTGCCTCATGGACTTTCTACTCTTTGCGCAAGCCGACACGTTTGCCGACACAGTGGCCCTGCTTAAGCAGTACGGCCCGCTGGTCGTGGTTCTGGCCTTTCTTCTCTGGCAAGGCTGGGTCCGGGAAACCCGCATGGGCAAACGGATCGTGAAGTTGGAAGACGAGCAGCGGAATGTGCTGATGCCAATTCTGGAAAGGTGTGCTGATGTGATCGCGCAGAACACCCTGATGATGGAGCGGTTGGAAAAGGCCCTCGACGAACGGTTCGTGTGTCCGCTGAGAGACACCTGCGGCCGTCAGCAACGGTGAAAGGCCGCCATGACGTACCCTGCCGGCTACGGACTGAACCAGCAGATTCGGCGCATCTTGTACGCGCTGAAGCGGCAGTACGGCGGCACGATTACGGTCTACCAGAACGGTACGGTGACTACGGATGCGAAGACCGGCGAAGTGACCCGGACGAAGACGGCGACTCGCATTCAGCGGGCCATCGTCCTGCCCGAGACGATCAGCCGCGAAGTGAAGCAGTCGATTTCGCTGATCTCCGCGAACAAGCAGATGGTCACCGGCGGCGGCTTCGAGGTGGGCAAGCGGCTGTTCATCATCGACCGCCGCGACTGCCCTAACCTCGTGCTCAAGGAAAGCGACTGGCTCGTCTACAACCGGCGGAAATACGCCATCGAAAACTTCGAGGAGTACGAGTTCGATGCGGCCTATATCATCCACGGCAAGGAACTGATCGGCGAATCGGTGGGCGGCTGGACGCTGGCGGCCGGCAACAGCCTGGCCTTGGACACTCGGGCCGAGGGGGAGGCGTAGTCATGCCGGCCAATCCCAACTGGGCGCGCTGGGTGTTCGCATCCGTAGCCAGCTACTTGAAGGAAGTTGCCGCCGATGCGGAGATTCCCGTGCTGGTCGAAGGGCTGGATGAGCGGACCACAGAGTTTATGACCGCGACGGACAGGTGCGAAATACGCATCACGGGACCGTTCACGCAGGAAATAAGCCACGATTACTTCCGGGTCGAAGTGATCGTGAACGTGCTGTTCGTGAGCCGCTACGAGGAACAGAAGAACCAGTATGCCATCATGCAAAAGATCGGCGTGTTCCACGAGGCAATGGATGGCAGCATCGCAGTCTATAAGTACGGAAGCCTTCCCGGCGACGACCAGCACGCGCTTGTCGGCTGTCTCTCGCCTATCCAAGGCCGCCATAACGCGATCCGAGTGCTGCACTTCGGCCAGATCACTCCGACCGACCGGCTGAAGCAGAGCATGGTGGATGCCTCCTATCGGATGGAGACCAGCGGCTAGATGTTCCTCTACGTAGTCACTAATCGCGTCAACGGCAAGCAGTACGTCAGCATCACGAACGATGTCATCCGGCGAAAGCGATTCCACTTTTCTGGTCACGGATCAAAGCTGCTGCACCATGCAATCAAGAAGTACGGCCGCCACAACTTTGACTTCAACACCTGGTATGAAGGCGATGAGTGTTTCATCAAGATGATGGAATGTTCGATTATCGTGGCACTCGGGACGCGCGCGCCTCATGGATACAACCTTACGTGGGGTGGCGATGGAACACGCGGCCTCCGCCTGACTGACGAAACGCGGAAGAAGTTGAGCGCCGCCCATAAGGGACAGGTAACTTGGATGCGAGGGCGGTGTCATACACCCGAGGCGCGCCAGAAGATGCGGCAAGCATGGAAGCAGAAGTGCAAGATGGGAGCAAAGAGTCCGTCCGCCCGTCCGGTTGCCGTCGAGGGTGTTGAATATGGGTGCAGCAAGGATGCGGCTCTTGCTACCGGGATCAACGTAAACACCCTCTATAACCGACTGCGACGTTATCAGAAGTCCGGCCTGTGGCCGGTTGGTTGGGGTTTTAAGACCCCAGTTTGATTCGTCAACAAGAAAGGCACTATCCAGATGGCCAGGATTGAATTGCGAGACTGCACCGTGCGCATCAAGGACGGCCTCGGGGCACATCCCGACACGCACCCTTGCACGGCGCTTGGCAACAAAGCCCTCACGCCGGACAAGACGGCGGTGGCGCAAGGGGACACGACCTGCAAGGTTTCGACGGTGAGCATCCCCACGGCGGTGGGAGGGCACACCCACAAAATCCCCGTCGGCGCGCGCTTTACCATTGACGGCGAAACGGACGCCGATATGGTCCACGTCGTCACGGCCCGCACCCAGGATGGGACGGACGAACACTTGACGACCGACATCACCTTCAGCCCGGCTCTCGGGACCGGCAGCTACGCCACGGATGCCACTGTCACGTTCCTGCCGCAGCAACTCGAAGTGAAGATCGGTGAAGGGAACATCACCTACACCGAGCACAACGAGTACAACTACCTGCTCGACCGGGACAACCTGGACACGGTGAAGGAAGGCAAGGAAGTCCCGATGGATGTCAAGTGGGACAGCGTGTACGAGCACATCGCCACGGGCACCAGCGAGAACATCAGCCCGATGGATGCGCTCAAGGGCATCGGGGCGGCCTCGGAGTGGGTCAGCTATGCGGCGGACCCCTGCGAACCCTACGCGGTGGCCATCGAAGTCGAGCACGTTCCGCCTTGCGGCACGAGCCAGGGCGAAACCACCCTCTTCCCCGACTTCCGCTCGGATCAGCGGGAAGTGAATTACCAGGCGGCCACGATTGCCGTGACGGGCAAGTGCAACGTCACGGAACCCATCGTGACCCGTGCATAGACGACTCCCCGGCCCTTGAGGCCGGTTGGGCTGGCCTCTTTATCAAGAAGACCAGTCAATGCGGTGCCGGCACCGGTGCCGGCACCGCCTCTTTCTCTTTCCTTTTAGCGAGGGAACTAACATGAAGATTGCTGGTATCGACCCTAAATCACTCTCTACGGAAGTGATCCTCGTTCTGCCGCGCGGCGACAAAGAGATTGTCTTCCGCGCCAAGGGCCTGCCCGACATGGCCGAGTTCGAGGCCCTGTGCCCAATCCCCAAGCCGCCGGGCAAGTTCACCAAAGACGGCTGGATTCCCAACCTCACCGACCCCACCTATCAGCAAGTTCTCGGCGAGTGGGCGAAGAAGCGATTGGGCTACATGGTCGTCAAGTCCCTGGCCCCGACCGAGATCGAGTGGGATACGGTCAGCGAGGCCGATCCCCGTAGCTGGCCCGCGTGGGACGAAGACCTGAAGAACGCCGGTCTGACCCAGGTGGAGTGCAACCGCGTGCTGGGCCTGGTCCTGGAGGCCAACGCCCTGGACGAGGCCAAGCTGCAAAAGGCCCGCGAGGTTTTTCTTGCTGGTCAGGGGCCGATGCCCGCAGAGTTCTCTTCGCCCCGCAGCGAACAGCCGAGTTCGCCGTCTGGCGAGCCTGCGAACGGCTAGGCGTCCGGCCGCCGGGAGTCAAGGCGGCCTGGGACGACTGCGGCGTGGAGGCTCAGGCGTTGATCGTCGCCTTCGATCAGATGCGGAGTTACGACGAATCCGAGCGGGAGGCTCAACTGGCGGGGGCACGGATGCCTTTCGGAACGGCCCGGCCCCCTTCGCACTAGGTTCCTGACCATGAAGTTCACGGCTCAATTCTCCATCCCGCGCATCGACGTGCTGGCCTACCGCAACACGGTGGACCAGCACATGACTCAGATGATCGCCCAGGCCCTCATGCTCTGGCTGGAAGCGGTCTTGGCGGAGATTCCGGTGTGGAGCGGGGCGTCACGGGCCACATTTGTGAAACTGGCCAGCGCGATTGGTTACTCGCTTCCTGTCGCGCCGGCGGCGGTTGATTCGGCCCACGGGCTGTTCAACAGCCGGATCGACCGCACGGGAATGGGCATGGCGTCCGGCGACGGCGGGGTGGTGACGGACAAGGAGACGGGGGAGTACACCTTCAGCTATAGCACGACGTTGCCGTGGCTGATCTGGAATGAGTATCACAACGCCAATGTCGAACCGGACCCGACCCTCTTCTATCGCGTGATTAAGGAAGGCCCTTACAACTTTCAGGCTGTCGGTGCCAGGGCCTTCTTGCGGTTCGCGGACAGCGTGGACCTTCCTGCCGTGAAACCTTACGTGCGTGCGGTGCGAGTCAAGACTTAGCAAGGTGTCTCAATGGCTGACGAAACCATTGTCAATAAACTCGGCTTCAGTGTCGAAGACGCCTTGCGGGAGCTTCAGCGATTGGATATGGCGCTGAATACCTCCGGCATGGTCTTCGAGACCTTCGGCCGGGTGCTGGATGCTTGGAACACCCAAGCGGCCGACGCCTTGAAGACGATGCGGAACATGGCCTCGGCTGCCGCAAGCCTGTCGAGTTCTATGTCGAAGGTCGGTGGCCCGGCGGCCCCGGCGGCAGCCGCGCAGCCGACGGCCACCTCACCCCTTTGGCTGCCCTCCGGCGTGGCCGACGAAATCCAGCGGGCCAACCAGGCGATGTCGCAGCTTGGCGGCTCGGCCAGCACGGCCGGGGCGGCGATGCAGGATGCCGGCGACAAAGGCAAGAAGGGCGCAAAGGATACCGCCGACGAGACGGAGAAGGCGACGGGCCATACGAATAAATGGGTCGTTAGCTGGGAGACCCTGGGGCGGGTCGTAATGACCCAGATGCTCGTCCGCGCCATGAGCCAGATTCGTGCTGCCTTGCACGAGGCCGTCACGGAGTCCATCGAATTCCAGCGGCGGATCGCCGAGGTGCAGACGATCGCGCCGACGCTTGGCGGCAGCTTCGGGCAACTCACCAGCGAGGCGGCCGAGTTCGCCAAGCAGTTCAACATTCCGCTCGCCCAGAGCACGGAAGGTCTCTACCAGACGATCTCCAACCAGTTCACCGACATGGGGCAGCGGGCCAGCGTAATGAACGCCGCCGTGAAGCTGGCGCGGGTCGGCGTCATGGACTTCCAGCAGGCCATCCTGCTGATTACCGGCACCTTGAACGCCTACGGCATGTCCAGCAGCGAGGCCGAGTCGGTGGCCGCGAAGTTCTTTACCACGATCCGGCTGGGCCGGGTGCGCGGGAAGGAACTGGCGGACACGATGGGCCAGGTCATTCCCATTGCAACCGAGTTAGGCGTCAGCCTGGACGAGATCAATGCCGCGATGGTCGCCTTGACCATCGACGGTCTGGACGCGCATAAGTCGGTGACGGGCTTGCGTGGGGCGTTGACTTCCATGTTGAAGCCTTCGACCGACATGCAGAAGGTCATTCGGGAGTTGGGCTTCGCGTCGGCCGAGCAGTTGATTAGCGCCAAGGGACTCCAAGGTGCCATGCAAGCCGTGGCCGACGCCTCGGACAACATGGCGTCGGTGATTGGGAAGTCGGTGCGGAACGTCCGCGCCTTGACGGCCGAGTTGCGATTGCCCCAGAGCGGGGCCAAGCAAGTCGAAGAGGCCATGAAGGCGATGGAGACTTCCACGCCCGACATGCTGGAGAACATCTACAAGCAATTCACCAGCACCGATTCTGAGAAACTGACCCGCGAGATCAATCGGCTGAAGATCGACTTGACGCAGGACGTGGGCAGCGCGCTGACGCACGCCCTGGGGTCGATGATGCAGTTCTTGGGCGGTGCCGATAAGCTGTCGGCCGCGGTCCAGGCGATTGGCTTCGCCGCTCTGGCGGTCGTGCCGGCTTTGGGTGCTCTAGCGGTCGCGGCCATGATGGCGCACCTTGCTTTCGGCCCCATTGGCTGGACCGTCTTGGGCATCACCGCCGCCCTCTCCCTGTTCGTCGGCGGCATGACCTACACCACCGCGCAGTCGATCAACGAGACACGCCGGCTGTCGAATGAGCAGCGGCAGGCGACCTTGGAGTATCTGAAGAACAAGGAAGAGGAACTGCGCGTTCTGCGGGAGACC